GTTGCTGTAAATATATAAGTTGCTCGAAGCTCTAATATCACCTACAATATCAAGATAGTAAGTAGGATCAGACATACCAATGCCAATTTTACCATCTGCTTTTACTATCATTCTTTCATTTCCGGCTGTGAAGAGTTTTAGCTCATCATTATCATCACCGGCATAATCTTCGGCTATTATATAAGTATCTCTATCTGTATCTCTAACGCCTCCTAAAACTCCCCATTTGTTACCTTCACCATAACCCTCAAACTGTTCTAGCTCAGTATTAAAACGAATATAACCTCTGTGGCTATTATCAGTATTATTATTATTAATAGGGCGCTGAGCTATATCGCCACGAGGTACTTTAATACTGTCATATCTATTGACATCTAGTGCAACAATAGGATTTTCATTATAAATTCCAACATTACCATTATGTAATATAGTAAAAACTTCATGATTATCATTTAGTATATTCACTATATCATAATTTTCTATTTGTTTAAGTTTGAAAGCTACACCTGATCCATTATTTTCAATATCTAATTGTTCAGTTGTGTATACATCTGTATTTAAAGTTGTTGTATCACCTAAAACAATTAAATTACTATTGATAGTCAAATTACCGTTTACAAGTAAATTATTATCATATTTATGATTGACAATAAATCTGTTACTAGAATGAGCTTCTTCTGAAATGAAATCAGTTTCTAAATCACTAATTCTATTTGATATTACATTGCTTGTATCAAGAATATAATTACACGTGTCGCGTATTATATCTCTACCTTCAACTCTTAATATACCATTTGATGTATCAATATCGCCATATAAATCTATTTTATATTGTGTCTCAGCTTCTAGTCTCTTATGTAATATCATAACATCTTTTATAATGCCTCCATCCAAGAAATCTTGTGCATAGAAAAATTTAAAGTCATCATAATTGCAACTAGAATAAGCATGTATTTCTACACCATTTGAACCAAGAGAATTAAAATGAATATTACTTGAATTTATTTCATATTCTTTATAATAATTTTTGTTAAGTATTTCAATTAAATCATTACCATTGGCATCATATATTTTACCATCAAATCTGATATTACCACCCATATCAAGACCTCCCTTTAAAAACGCATTACCATCAGCATCAATTTTGAGAGGAACCAGGCTATCATTTTCGGTACTATCAATATATTTTATTTCTAAAACACCATCATAACTGTATATTTCATGTCCGGCTATTTTATTTAAATTATCAACATGATTTGAAAGAGTAATGTGTGGTTTAAAATTTTTATAATTATAATTTTTAATTCTAATAATATAGTTTTGATCTTGAATATCAGATAATTTATTAAAATATTCATTTAAATATATTTTATTTGTAAAATTATTGCCATATATTTGAAAATTATCTTCAATTAAATAGTTACTATTCATTATTGTTAATTCTAAATCTCTTGGAATGCTATTAACATCGTTGGTAATAACAAAGTTGCAAGATGAAATATATACGTTAGAATTGCCATTTTCAATATCAATATTATATGAATATTCTAAACTATTATTAACACTTTCTAAATTCATAAATGAATCAGGTAAAATATTAGATGTTTTAAATAAGATAGTATTATTGCGTTCTGCTAAGAAATTACCAGTTAAATCAATGTTAGAGTTAATTCTAACAATATTTGATGTTCTTGTTTCTAAAAATATATTTGTATAAATACCATTATCATTTAGTGATTTTGTATCAATTTCAGCATTTATATATTCATAATAAAAATCGTTACTATCAAATGGTAATATATCAGTAATAATTTTATTATCAATATATATCATATTGCTATCATCAACAATATTGGAATTAAATTCAGATAAATATGTAATATTACAACTTAAATATTCAGGTAGCAATATAACATTACTGTAATTATATGTAAAATCATAGTTTGATGCAATATTATCTATTAAAGTTAAATTACTAGAAAATGAATCGGTAATAGATATAATATGACTTACTGAATCATCAGTTATAATTGTATTTTTATCAAATGATAATTCAGGGTTTAATATAATATTACAACTAAATAAATCTGTATTGAATTTAAATGTACATAAAGTGATATTATTGACATCGTCGTAATTTGTTAAATTCATTATAGCAGTTTTATAATTGATGAAATAAACATTTAAGTTTGAAGCATTATAATTAATTTCTAAATTTGAATGAAATGTTTTATAATTTATATTACTACTAACAGAAACTGATGTTTTAAACAAGAAGTTAGGATCTATTTTATTATCATATGTAATGGGATTAAGATTATTATCAAAATCAGGGTATTGATATATACCATAATTATATGTTACAAAGTATTCTTTGTTGAAATTATCCCAATTGGATGATAAGGTTGACAAAGATAAATTATTGGGTGAAATATCAACGACACTATCAAAAACGAATTCTGATGTATATCTGCTTGTAATAGCCATTGCAGGTGTGTCATAGTCAGTTTTAATAACAAAAGATTCTGCTAAAACATCATCATTAAAACCAAAGCGTGCACCTTTTCTAATGTTATTACCATCAAAAGCGTCAATAATAAAAACATTAGAAGATTCTGGATTATTGAAAGTACTTTTATTTGCTACATCAATACTAAATCTATAATTATTTTCAAAACTTGAACCCGATAAAGTATGATAAATATTACAAGTACCACCTTTATATAAAAGATTAATAGCTGGAGCAAAATGACTATTGGTAACTTGAATACCATATTTATTAATATCATCTATATGAAAGGCTACGTTACTATTATTATCAATATTATTACCAACACCAATGTGAGTAGATGAACCTAAGAAATTTCCGTTATCATCAATATTATTTTTAAAATTATAAAACTTTTTATAATAATTATCGTGAAAGAAACTCATATCAAAATTAGTAGTTTTGTCATCATCGCTAGATAAGTTAAATTTAATCATATTTTTGATATTATTCTCTTTTTCATAATCATCATCGGCAATCAGCAAATTACAATTATAAATAGCTAATTCTAAACTTGCAGAACAATTTGATGTATTATCAGCGTATGTTATAAATTTAGTTACAGGAAAATTAGAATTATCTTGTTTAACTATCATTGGAATTGCTTTTTTTTCTACTGGGTCAACAATTACACTTCTATTTGGAGTATAAAGTATATTAAATCCAGTATATCTTATATCATTATTTACACTAGGTAATCCTGTTTCATCATCAAGAGCAGAATCTTGCGTAGATGTAGTTTCAACAGTTTTTATATATTGTGTTATTTGTGACAATGTTTCCAAGTTTGATAATCTGAAATTATAATTACTACCATATTTATCAATAATATTAATATTACCATGTACATCTAAATCACCATAAATAGACATAGCAGAATTATTATCTTCATATGAAACTGTACTTTTATTAACATCAATATGATAATTAGAGTTTGTAGAATTATAATAAAATGACATACCATAAGTTTTTGGTTTTGTATCTTTATCAATATAACCTATTTGCAAAGGACCTATACGTTGTATATTACGTGAATCAACATCATTAAATGTATGATTTTTATAAATAAACCATCTTTCGGCATTTCTATCACTTCCAAGATTTCTATCATATTCGCAAATATCTATACCACTAAAATCGGCATTATTTTTAGCACCACCACCTCTAACGCCACGATATATTCTTATAACTGAATAGTTATTGTCTTCTGTTGTTAAATTTCTAATTTGTAATGGAACGGATACATTTTCACCTTGCCAGCCAAAAGATATTTTTTTATTTGTATAAAAACTATCAGTATTATTTGCCATTTTCAAAGTTTCAATAATATTATCATTTTGATAATAGTAATCGGCATTTATGCCCCGTTTTACATTCAAACCTTTCATACTAGATGCGTATGATGTTAGATTGTTGTAATTAATACAAAACTTATCAGTTTGCGAATCATAAATATTAAAAAAGTTTTTAGATTGATATATAAAACTACGTGTTCTATGCATTTCATTACCAACAGTTAAATAGTAATCACGTGCTGCAACATTTCCTTCAACATCTAATTCATAACCTACACGTGCAGCATATTTATTAATACCAACCCTTTCTCTGTTCATAGACATAGTTGGTGGAACATTTCTAATGTTGGGTAAATAATAGTTACTTGTCAATTCTGATATATCAGTTTCAGGGTAAAAATAAATATTATTTCTTTTTCCAGAAACTTTATTTGTATTTAAAATTAAACTATTATCATAATAATCTAATCTAGATAATCTACCAATATTAGCATAATATTCTTTGCTTTCAACTGTATTTTTCAATGTTATATCAAAATTGTTGCTTGTGGTTATATCATCTTTTATAATATTTAATACACCATCAAAACCATCTGTTTCTGTCAACCCAACAGCTAATTTTCTAGGAAAACTTATATTACAATTAGCATCAAGTGTAGCAATATTGCTATGAACATATACAAAAAAGTAATTACTACCATCTTCACTTCTACTATATGTCCCATATCCGGTTGTTGGATCATCAATGTCGATTGGTATTATTTTACGATTGCCAATATATATATCATCTACTACCTTTAATTTATTAATATTAATACTTTCAGAATTAGTAAAAATAACATCATTATCAAAATGTACTACACCAGTAAAGTTAGCGACATTATTTACAATTAATGATTTAGTTTCAATATTATTATTAACATTAACATCAGTATTAACTTGTAGTTTATTTGTAGATAATAAGTCATTTACACCAATATTATTGAAATTATATAAATTTCCTAAAAAATCTCCTTCTGATATTTGTGTTGTATTTATAACACTTATTCCAGAAGATCTCACATATATATCATCAAGTGCTTTATGACTATTTGTGTAATAATCATACATTAATATTTCATTGAAACAAGAAAGACCTTTTACTTCAAGTTTTACTTCTTCATCAATAACATCTTCACTTATTATTTCACCGTTATGTAAGATTTTTCTTGAAAAGTCTCGGGTGCTTGTTCTATTAATACCAATACCTACATTATTATTTTCATCAATAGCTAATGCTGGAAACTGATTGCTATTTGTATATGTTGGCAAAGCATCAGTACCATATAATTCTTCGATGTTTGAAGAAGATTTACTAATATGAAATTCTAATGGTGTCCCTCTTGTTGTTGATATAATAGCTGGTGAAATATTTGAACCACCAATAATACCAAACGCAAACTTAGTAGGTTCTTCTTCATTATTTGTATCATTTCTTATAGCAACATGCATACTATTAAATTTGTTATTGGCTGTTGATACGATATTAAGAGGATGTGTGTTATTATAAGTATCGACATGGCCACCTAGTGTAACAAAATTGGGTGTAAACACATTTTTAATGTTATAATTATAATTATAAACATCTTCATAACTGGTATCTAAACCTGCTTGAAAAGGCTGATTTGCAGAAATATTATTAGCATTGATAATAAAATCTCTGATTAAACTACTTGTTAATGGATCACCATCTAAAATAATATCATTGAGTTCTAGACCAGCTGCTTTAACAACACCAGCACAATAAATGTTTTTGTCTACAAATAATGAAGTATCAGAATTTAAAAAATTAGAACTAGAATTTCTTGATGTATTAACAGCGACACCATCACTATTAACTAATAAACTCCATTTGGTATTTCTTTGATTATCTTCTTCCGGATAATATGTTTTTTCACCGACTACAAGATACTCGTTTCTGTTTAAATCTAAACCATCCACATTGATAGCATTACCATCAGCATCAACTTGGAATCCAATTCCAACAGAATCGAGTTGTATTGTCGGTGCTATACCTTCATTACCAATAAAACTCATTTATTATGTTATTCTATTTAAAAGAAATATACTATTAATATTTATATGTATATCTTTATGTATAAAGAAAAAATGATATATATATATATAATTTATTTTTTAGTATATAATGAAGAGAATAAACAATATTCATAATAAAACAAAGGAGATAGATAGCGAAAATCTTCCTTATAACAATAAAAATATACTTTTACAGGAAGAAAATCTAAGAAAACTATTTAATGATAATGGATTAAAAGATTTGAAATTTAAAAATATCAATTTATATCGCGTTGCATTTGTTCATAAATCTTATTGTACAATGAAAAATATAGATTTTAATAAAAGTAATATTAATTGTCCGAGTGATTGCTTACCTCTGCAAGATATATCATATGAAAGACTTGAATTTCTCGGTGATTCTTTACTTGGTATGATTGTTGCCAATTATCTATATAGTAGATTTCCTGATCAAAATGAGGGGTTTTTATCTAAAATTAGAACTAAAATTGTTAACGGTAAAATGTTGGGGTATTTATCGGATAAAATAGGATTTCCTAAGTTTGCTATAATATCCAAACAAGTTGAAGAATCAAATGGAAGAAATAATTATAAAATAATGGAGGATATATTTGAAGCATTTATTGGTGCACTATATTTAGATTTCCAAACAGATAATGATTATGTCGTGTTACCAAAACATATTAATATATTGCCATCAACTGGTGCAGGATATTATATAGTAGAATCATGGATAATTTATATAATAGAAAACTATTTAGATTTCAGTGAATTAATTAGAATTAAAAATAATTATAAAGATATGCTAGTTTCACATATGCAGCATTATTTACAAGACTCCCCCCAATTTAAAGAGCTAGGTGTTGTGACACGTGATAATTATAAAATATTTACATATTGTGTTAAGGATAGAAATGGCACAACTATATCAACGTCAACGGGAAAAAGCAAAAAAGATGCTGAAAATAATGCCGCATTAGAAGCATTGAAATATTATAATATAAATGTAAATGAATATAATGCAAATATATAAGTAATTACAAATATATAATTTTAATTATGAAAATAACACATTTAGTACTTTCTGGTGGAGGTATGAGAGGTGTAATGTTTATAGGAGCTTTAAGATATTTATATATAGAGAATCTGCATAAAGATATAACACATATAGCCGGAACTTCTATTGGTTCTATAATTGGTCTAGCAATTGCATTGAAACTTGATATAAATGAAATGGAAGACATTATAATGAAGGGTAATCAAGATACAAAATTATGTTATATTCCTTATAAAAATTGTATTAAAATAGTTACTGAATGTGGTTTGTCAGATATACATATTTTTTCTAATTATTTAAAAGAGTTTGTTAAAATAAAATATCCTGATATTGAAGAAAATATAACTTTTTCTTATTTAGCAAAACGTTTTGGTATAAATTTTTATGTATCTACAACAAATATTTACACATGTAAAAATAAAATATTTAGTCTAGAAACAACACCGGATGTATGCGTTTTTAAAGCTTGCTCAGCATCTATGACGATACCTATGCTATTTAAACCAATAAAAATAAATGATGATTATTATTACGATGGTGGATTTACAAATAATTTTCCTATTAACATTTTCGATAATGTTCCATATGATAATATTTTAGGAATGATATTATATAAAGCTTATTATGATAAGGAGATACCTGATGAAAAGACGCCTCGTCCGAAAATAAGTTTCATGTTTTTATTTAAACAGCTTGTACAATTATATGAAAAAATTAGAACACGTGCTGTATTAGGTGAATTAATAGATGTTGATAAAGTAGAATATTATTATATTCCCGATAATATTCCAGATATTCCAATGATGAATATAGAAATAAATAAAAAAGGGTTAAGATTAAAATTGCCAGAAGAATTATCTAATAACATGATATATGCAGGATTTAAAAGTATGTCCGAATATATTATTGAAAGACGAAAAAAATATATAGAAAAAAATGAAAAAAGATATAAAATCACACATGTAGACTATCATTAATTAAAAATGGTTTTTTATTAATTATTTTTCCAATAGGTTTATATTTAGTAAAAATATTTTTAGGCGCCTTTGTTAAATGCGGTATTATCATTTCACTTATTAAATCTTTCAATTTTTTATTTCCTTTTAATCTTCTTAAAACTAATGTTTTATTAATTGTTATTAACTTGTTAAGCAAGTAATTTGTGAAATAAGAAACATTATCAGATGGATATTTTCCAAAATAAGACCATGAATTAGGTAATATTTTTTTATTGGCAAATGCATGTATAATTCTTATATAATCTTCCAACATTTTTGATGTTACTTGATTATCACGATCAATTGTTTTAGCAAATCCGAAATCAAATATTATCATATTATATTTACAGCTTTTTAAATAATATTTTGTACCATTAATATCATATTGGTAATATCCTTCTTCTGGATTTCTTTGATATAAAAAATTACCATAATGACAATCACCATGAGTATATCCAGTACATTGAAATGTCATAATTGATAACATAACTTGAATAAATACATTATATACTAACATGTCATCACTTACATATGTTTTTAACTTACACAACTGCTTTAAATCCCCATGTGCTAATTCATTTAGATTTACATAATAATTTAAATTACTTATAATTGGTGGAACATCACTGGATATATTGTTACATAAAAACGTTCTATATGTAAAAACAAAATGTTTAGATAATTTCAATTTGAGTATTTTTTTAGTAATATGTTCATTTAAATATTTTTCAATACTATTTGATGTATTTACTTTCATTAGTTTTGTTGCTATTGGATATTTACCAATAACATCTTTAATGGATGTTATAAATATGGATCCATATTTACTATCAGAACCAATTTGTTTTTCTAAATTTACAATATCATCAATTGTATATCCATCATATACTTTTGCCTTTTTATAGAAGTATTTTTTTTTTAAACAAGATAATTCCTTTATTTTTAATATTTTACTATATATATACTTAAAATATTTAGCACGATTTTCAATGCAATATTTATTTTTAACATATGACTTTAAAAATGCTTTGACATTTCTATTGGCATAAGAAACAGAACCAGATAAATTAGCATTGCTTGATACTTTGCTTAATTTGCTTAAAGATATTTTATTAGATATTTTAGATAGTGATAAGGTATTTTTAGCATAAGCATTTCCTTCTTGAAAATAGAAACTTCTGTGATATTCACAGTTAATATTAGAACATTTAGTCATAATTCTACTATTATATAATAAATATATATTTATTATAATAGATTTGTAATATGGATCCATATGTTTTTATATTGGATTTAGATGGAACAATTATTGGAGATTGTAGTTATCAATGTGATTTATATAATTTACAGGATATATTAAAGAAAAATATTAAAAACTTTAATAAAGCTACTGCTGCATCATTTAATAAAAATAAAATAGATTGTGAGAAAAAATTAAATGAAAGTTATATTAACGAATCGCTATTAATAAGACCGCATTTTACTAAATTTATGTATTCCATAAAAAAGTTTTATCCTAGTTCATTTATATTTGTTTATACGGCATCAGAAAAAACATGGGCAAATAAGGAAATAGCGATTATTGAAAAGCAAAATAATATTAAGTTTAATCGTCCTATTTTTACACGCGATAATTGTATTGTTGATAAAAATGGTATGATAAAAAAATCTGTTACTAAAATTATGCCTCACTTATTGAAAACTATGAAAGTCAAAAAGGATTATGATATTGCTAAGAAATTATTAATTATTGATAATAATCCTACATTTGTAGATTTTAAAGATAATTTTTTACTATGTCCAACATATAATTATATTCAATTCACTAATTTATGGGAAGGTTTATCCAATAAAGAATATTTTAAATGTAAAGAATTGAAAAACTTTGTAATGAAAATGGTAGTACAGAAAAAAATGCATAATATTAAACAAACTACAAAACCAGAAAAACAAGAAAAGCTTTATAAATGGCTTTATAAAAAGCACAGAAATATTAATAAATATAATTGTAATTATATCAATGATACATTTTGGAGAGATATTACTGTATTAATAAGACATCATAGTATCAAGGAATATAACAAAAAAATAATTATGTCAATGCAAAAAAGTATAAAGAATTAGTATTATTTTTAATTAAATGATATATATAAGTTTTGATATAGGTGTTAAAAATTTGGCATTATGTATACTCAAAAAAACCAATAAGATAGAAGTTCTTGATTGGCGTATTATTGCATTAGCGGATAGTAAAAAAGAGCTAAAAGGTATTGATGATATATGTGATCGCGTTTATTATGAAATGGATAATATTGTAGGTTTTTTAAAAGAACAAGAAATTAATACAATAGATTATTTACTAATTGAAAACCAACCTTCTAATTTAAATGGTGTTATGAAAACAATACAACATATTATTTATAATTATTTTAGTTTAATAAAACATTGGGATAAAGAAGTAGAAAACGTGGTATTAGTTAATGCTTCTTTAAAATCAAAAACACATGATTATGTATCTGAAATAAAACCTGATGAAAATGTTGGAAACAAAAATGCCAAAAATTTTAGAAGAACTAAATATCTATATAATAAAAAGCTAAGTATTGATATTTGCCAAAATTATATTAAGGATAATCAGCGATTACTTGATATCTTTGTAAATAATAAAAAGAAAGATGATTTAAGTGATGCGTGTTTACAAGCAGTATCATATATTAGAACAAATATCAAAAATGAACCATTAGATAATTATAATTTATTATATTAAAATGAATATATTACTAATATCAATGTATAGCGATAAATGGAACTGGAAAAAGCAACATAAATTATATAGAAAGGCTATCGGAAAAAATGCTAAATTAATTATAAAGAGATATTATGATAAAGCTGGTATTAGAAAAGTTTTAAATAGTGGAAAAATAAACGGAATAATTATAAGTGGTTCTGATTATTTTGTTCTTAAAAAAGGTTCGCCTACTGTTCCCAATTTTGTATTTAAATATAAAATACCAATATTGGCTATATGCTATGGTTTACAATTTTTAGCAGCTAAAACAAATAAAAAAAATATAAATAGCTTTAAAAATGGTATGAAAACTTATACTAAAAATATTAAAATGTATTATCCTTTTAATGTGAAAACTTTGACATATACATATTTTCACCAAGATTATTTAGTTGGTATAGGAAAAAAATATAAGGTTATAAAAAAAATGGGAAATAAGATAGTTATAACATATAATAAGTCAGATAACATTTTTGGTATACAGTTTCATCCAGAATATATTACAAAAACAGGTAGAATATTTTTTAAAAACTGGTTTAATTTTATAAAAAATAGTGCGTAATCTAATATATATATAAATTATTGTAAATATATAAACATTTAGAACTCAAATAATATATAATATGTCTTTAATATCAAATTTAAATAGTAAAACTGATGATTTAATAGAATTAAATAAAGATAGTTTCAATAATAATTCTTTTAATTTTAACATACCTAAAAATAATGGTATGAATAAAGGTGGTTTTATAGACGACGGTCTATTTAACAAGAAAAAAATTAGTGACGATGTTATATCTATGTCTTCTCGCTCTTCGCGTGCTAGCAGTTCTGCTGGGAATAGTAATTATGATAAAGCTAAATATATGAAAAATATGAAAAATATATATAAAAATAAAAAGTTAAATCGCGATAACGATATGGATAGTACATCTGGTAGTGATGCTAGCAGTGTAAGTGGTCGCAGCGATGTTAGTGGAAACAGCAGTAGTAGCGGTGATAGCAGGGGTAGTGGGGAAAGACGTAATAGAAATAGCGATGACACAAGTGAAAGTGGAGAAAGTGGAACATCTCAAAGTGGTAGCGAAAGTTCAAGTGGAGAAAGCAGATTAGCAAAAAGAAAGCATATGAGTGCAAAAGATATTGTTAGAAACGAAATTAACGAAAAGCGTGAAATTATATATCAACTTGAACGACTAGAATCTAAGGGTTTTAAATTACCTTTCAAGTTTAATATGAATTCTGACTTGGATGAAATGCATTCCGAGTACAATCGTATTGTTAGAGAAAAGGAACTTGATGGGAGCGTAAGATTCCAACAAAAAATGTTAATGGCATTTGTTTCCGGATCTGAATATATGAATACTAGATATGATCCATTTTCAGTTAAATTAGACGGTTGGTCAGAGCAAGTCAATGAGAATATTAATGATTACGATGATATTTTTGAAGAATTACATTATAAATATAAGTCATCAGGAAAGAAAATGGCACCGGAATTAAGATTATTTATGTCTTTATCTGGAAGCGCATTTATGTTCCATTTAACAAGCAGAATGTTTAAAGAACAACCTATGCCTGATGTAGAAAATGTATTAAAATCAGATCCCGAATTAATGAAACAATTTCAAAATGCAGCTGCTAAACAATATATGATGGGTGGGGGAGGTGGTGCTCCAAATATTGCCGCTCCAAAACCAACACAAAGCAGTATGGGAGGAGATAATATGGGGTTATTTGGAATGGTAAGTAACTTGTTTGGTTCCTTAAATAGCGATCCTATATCATCTGAAATGCCGAGATATCAACAAAATAATTTCAGTAATAAATCAGCAAATGATGTAGATAATATCATAAATGATGTTCATAATAATATATCTGTTGAAGATGATATAGATAATCGTATAGAAACTCTTTCTGTTAGCGACGAAGAAATAACATCAATAATTGAAGATACTGCTGATATTCAAATATTAAAAAAATCAGGAAAAAAGGGAGCTAATACTCGTACTTTAAATATTTAAATGTTTTTATCTTTTTCTGCGGATATTAGTTATTTTTTTAGCACTTTTTTTAACAAAGCTGCCTACATCTTTGACAGATCTAGCGATTCTGTCAGGAGTAGATTTTAAGGTACGCATTGGGTTACGGATAGTATTTTCTATCTCTTCTTCGAATATTTCAATGCGAGATAATAAGTTGCTTAAAGTGCTTAATAAGATTGGAATGATGATTATAGTGAATAATAGGGTTAAGAATAAGAATAAAGATATCATAGTGCCAATGGCGATGATATCTCTAGACATGTCTTCCGAACATTTGCATTTTTCATTAGTTAAATATTTAACATAGTCGAATGCATAGTAGATATATACAACAAATAGTAAGAAGAATACGAAAGTTGCGATAGCTACTAATTGTACAATTATACCACCCATACTTTTAGCAACAGATTTTAAGGAAACAAAAGCAGTTATAAAGAAGTATATTAATGCAATTATTGTGAAGTTTTTGATGAAATCCTTGTTAGGATGTTCGGAACATTCACAACCGATATTTTCTAACTTGTATAAATATGTGTATATTATTAATAATAATATAACAAATATCATTTGAATTATTAAGCTACTGTAAAAAGATAGATTGTTTTCTTCCCTCATGATTTTTAACGTTTCTTACTCTATATTATAATATAGAAATTATTTATTTTGTAAATCTAAAATATTATAAATTAAAAACTTTGTAGAATTATTAAAGTTTGAAATATCTATTTCTTTAATTTTATCAATTATTTCCGGAGTTTTTGTTACACTCAATATTTTAAATAATTGTTCAAGAAAAATATCTAGAATATGTTTATATACCTTCTTTTCTTTTAGAATATCTATCGTATGTTCAAATAATACTTCTAATAAAAAATGAATTTCACTTAACTTAAACTTTATCCATATTTTATTAAGATTATTTATATTTTTTTTCCACTTAATATAATCGCAGTATAAATCATATTCATCGTTCAATAACAATATATCATTATCATAAATTGTTTTTGGAGGATCCCATTCCCGTAATTCTATGTAATTCTTCCATTTAGCGTCAATATTATCTTGTAAAATATTTTCATCAAAAAATGTTAATATATTTGTGTATAAGCTGTTTTCATTAAGCTTTATATATTCCCATATAATCTCGAACACGCTATTTTTTTCATTTGCTTCAATTATTTCTTTAATGCTTTCATATATAGTGTTCTTATTTTTTGTAGTTATTTTATTCAATAATCCTACTAATTTACGTTTTAACATTGAGTTATCGGTAAAATCTGGAATTATAATATGAAATCTATTTTTTGTTGTAATAGGTTTTTCTTTTTTATTATAATTTTTTTTTACCCATATCATTTTAGGGTCATAATATGATTTAAAACAACTATAAGTATCATTAAGTTCAACTGCCTTATTTTTGATATTTTCCGGTATTTCTTCTATTTGATTATATCTATCCTGAAAATATGAAATATCTATTTTAATAATACTATCATTCATTGTATTATATAATACTATATAAATAATCTTATATAATTAAATACATAAGGCAATAATAATATATATTATAAAATGACTATTGCTATTCAAAGCATTGAATCGTTTAGTGATTTTGTAAACAAGTTGGAAGAAGTTTATAAAAATCAATTAATTTACCGTACTTTAATAGTTTATGGTAATGAAAAATACGTATCTATTTACAAATATATGTTAGAGCAAAATAATAATAGTGTATATATTGTCAATAATAAAAAAGTAGATTATGATAAATTAGATTGTAGAATTATAATGGTAAATGATAAAAAAATAAAAGATTTTGTAGAAAAAAATGGTAGAGAATTTTATAATTTGGTTATGTATACACCATGTAGTAATAGTAATAGCAATAATAAAATATAATTATCTAATAATATTTTAGATAGAATATTAAATGGTGAAAAAATCGTTTAAAATAGAATATGTTATATTAGCTACTTTTGTGTTGATTGTGTTTGTGTTATTATTAAATAGTAAAAATATATGTGAAGGATTTTTTAGTGAAAAAAAATATAGTTTAGAATATTTTTATATGGATGGTTGTGGACATTGTGACCAATTTAATAAAAGCGGAATATGGGATAAATTAGAAAAAGCTCATTCTGATAAATGTGAATTTAAGAAATATAATATGAAAGATAAGATGGATAGAGTCAAAAAGTTTGATATTCAAGGATTTCCTACAATATTACTTGTAGATAAATCTGATAATAAAGATAAAGTGGTAAAGGCATTTGAAGATGCTAGAACATATACTAATTTAGAAAGATTTATTAATAATATATAAGATATTATTAAGGTATTGATATAACAATAAAAATGGGAGGCGGATTAATGCAGTTGGTTTTAACCGGGCAAATGGATCAATATATTACAAGAAACCCATGTATCAATTATTATAAATATGTTTATAAAAAACATACTAACTTTGCATTAGAAAGTTATGAAACACCACCAATAAACAATGCAAATGGTGGTTTTTATCAAAGTGTAAAAATGACGTATAAAATTGAACGTCGTGCTGATTTATTAACGAATATGTATTTGTCATTTAGGTTACCTAATATATATTCTACTAATGAAATGAGATTTAGATGGGTTGAAAATCTTGGATATAATTATGTTGACCGCGTTGAACTACTGATAGATGGTAATACAATTGAAACATTGTATAGCGATTGGATGAATATTTGGAATGAACTCACAAATAAAGATGGAATTGAATATAATAAATTATTAGGTAACGTAACTGAAATCATAGCACCTTATAGTTTTCAAGCAAAATATACATTTGTAAATAATAAACTTTATAATATCAATTATCCTGTTGCAACTTTTTCAAGCTTGACACCAAGTATAAAGTCGCGCGAAATACAAATACCTTTAAATTTCTGGTTTACTAGAAATCCTTCATTGGCACTACCATTATTGAAGTTAGCTAATAATGAGGTTACACTAGATGTATATACAAATCAGCGAGGTGTAGAATCGCTCTATAAAGTTTGGACAGATAAATTAAATACATATGTTAGCAGTAGTTTCTATAATGAGCTACATAATGCGAATATATCTATACAAAACTTTATAAAAAATAAAAATCATGATGTACAAAATAAGCTACATTTGACCTATGTATTTTTAGATAGCACAGAAAGAAGTAAAATGCTTCTGGAAACAAATAGTATGGATTATATTATTGATACAGTTAAAATGTCAACAGCTAATGTTGATACAGTGTCACAATCAACAGTTACTTGTGATATTAATAATGCCAATAATCATATTAAAGAAATTATATGGTTTTTAAGACGTACTGATATGATACCAAAATATAACAATTATATCAATTATACTGGATCACCTATATATGCTGAAAATATGCATATTATGAATAGTGCTGTTATTAAATGGGCAAATGATACTAGTCGTGCTGATTATAACGCGGAGTATTATAATAATATTCAACCATATTATTATCATACTAATATACCAAGAACAGGTATATATTGTTATTCATTTGCTCTATTTCCAGAAAAGGTCAACACATCAGGATCATATAATAATTCGCAAATTAAAACATCTGTAACATTTACAACGAATGATTTCAGTAACGATGAAACATTTAATGGAATTCAAAATGCTACAAAAGCTGTATTAGGTCAAAATTATAATTATGATGTTTTGTATGAAGCTAAATTTTTTGTAAAAGAAATTAATGTACTTTCTATAATAAATGGTAGTGCACAATTAAAATTTATTTAATTTTTTTATTCTTTCAAAGTAGTAATAAGTAAGAAATGGACTTATTTGTATTAATAATATTATTATTAGCTGGGTTTATTATAAAATATTTAATAGATGTAATATCATCTCTAAGCAAGGAAATTAAAGAGATTAAAAATAAATGCATTATGCCATCTGCCACTAAAAGTTTAAAATCTTCCGAATCACCTATTAAAAAGATGAATAATGATGTTAAAAAAGGGTTATCATATTTCAAAAATTATTTTAACTAAAATACATATAAATAATATAACCTTATATACATTAATAACTTATCAAATATGCCTAGAAAACCCAAAAATCATGATGAAAAAGCAATTGAAATAAAAAA